TATCATTTGCATTGTGTAAACTACGCTTGCAAGAGCGCCACAGAAGGCGAGAATTGTTATTGCTAGCTCCATAGTTGTTCTCCATTAGTTATCTTGCGCGGCAAGCCGACTCCTGGGGGGGCTGCGGTCCAGGTCTCGCGGTGGTCCTGGTTTTAGCCTTGGTTGTTAGGGAAACGAAAAAACCCCCGACAAACAGTTACGTTCATCGGGGGTTGGTGGTTACGCGGCCTGCATATCGTCTTTGATGACGTCCATTTCGCGTTGGTAACTGACTTTGTCATCGAAGTCTAAGTTACAGGCAGTCATAACTGATGCCTCGTTCTTCTCTTCGATCTGAGCGAGCGCCTGTTCCATGCAGTCGAGTGCTTCTGCGAAGGAGTTAGCGATCATGGTTGGGTGCCATGCGCCTGTGTCTTCGTCAACCTCACGTTGAATGAAGTAGTGCAACTCGCCAAGGTCGAGATAACTCAGGAAAGGCTTCTGATTGACTACGGTATATAGCGAACGTAGTAACTCGAAGCATGCAGTCACGTTGTCGTATACACCCTGGTCGTCTGTATGCGGAATGTTTAACTGTTCCGCAACGTCTTGAGAGAAGTCTAAGCCGTTGGCTCTGTCGTCTGCTTCGGCAGCTCGCATCTTGTTAAGATATGAGCGATTGCTCCAGCACACTTTGTTCATCAATTGCTCGATGAAGGTGACAGCAAACTCTGGCTTGAGATTAGTCTCACGACCCTGCACTTTGTCTTCGCGTCTACGAGTCTGAAGCACTTGGATGGTCATCAATATGCGGTTGCATACATGATCATGGTCTTGCTGCTGGACAACCTTAGCGAAGTCTGCAGCTCGGCTGGTGCCGCCTGACATCTCAGTTACGAGTGCGTCAAGGATGTTTTTTTCTGATGATACTGATGTCATATGTCCTCCTAGGACTTTAAGTTAAATTAAGTAATAGTTAAGTGTCAACTAATTATTTAGTATTACTGAATCTATTACACATAAAAATGCCAAGCAGACCGTATTGATCTGCTTGGCGGTTGGTTAGTCGAGGCGTTTTTCTAATTCAACTATCGCTTCTTTTGCTACATCATGGAACCTGTTAGCTAGATCTATAAGGGCGCGTACTTCTTCCACGTTGAAACTACCGGGATGCGTCTCAAATATATCTAGGTACTGGTTGAACATTGCGAAGGTGTCACCCATGACATCTTCTTGAACTTGCTCTTGTGGTACTGCGCTCATAAAGCCTCCTTTGGTTCTTCGTCAAACATCAGTTCGAGATCGTCATCTGACGGCCAGTCGTAGCTAGGCTCTTCGAACATATAGTCAAGTGAAACAAACTCCATGATTACTTCTTTACCCATGTCATATTCTCCTTTTAGTAATGACACGTAAAAATGCCAAACAGACCGAGCTTGCGAGGGCTGGTCTGTTCGGACTTTGGGTTATTGCATCTGGTGAGTAGCAGGCACATCCATCAACCTACCGTTAACACCGTATTTGACTGGTAACTTGTGCGCTCTAGCTACCGTGATCATATGGCGAGTGCCTGTTGACTTCCCGATTGGGAATGCAATGAGAGCATCTGCGTACTTGGCCATCTGCATGTTTCTGACACGACCTGCGGATAGACCTAAATGCTCCCAATTGGCAGGGAACTGAGCTAGTTCGTAGCCCCGTTCCTTTGCGTACCGTTCACCCAGGCGATCAGCGCCCCGTGCTTTGCCTGACACGATTTGTATCGGACCATCGGTTTCACTAAGTAGGTGATCACAGCGTTCACTTAGCGTTTGATAGTCGTCATAGAACCTTGAACCGGCAATGATTACTTTAAACATGCTTGCTCCTCTGGGTAATTTAGTTGCCATTTTTCTTCGTAGTGAGCTAACCCTTGTACACGTTCTTCCTCGGTCATATCTCCGAAGGGGTATTCATGTAATTTCCCGCCTAGTAACTGCACGTAACAGACCGATTCATACCACCAGTCTTCCATACGATGTAGTTCAGCAAGGAGTGACTCATTACGCTGTTGCAGCTTTTTGTGTTCGGCTTCTTTGAGGTCAGCGAAAGTGTCGATCAACCCTTCTAGCCCTTCGATATGCTCATGCAGGTACTGAATTTCTCTGTCATGCAGATACTGAGAGTCCATTTCATGTGCTATCTGGCGCATATTCTTTCTCCTCGTATCACTTTGGCTGCGGCCACGACTGCTTCTTGTCGTAGCTCGTTGAGAATTTCCCGCACTTTGTAGAGGGTCAAGCCCATCACGAAGTTGATAAGGATTGAGGGGATCACGATGAAGATGATTGCTAAGGCGTACACTGTGTCTAAGATCATGTTGATGTCCTATGTTGAGGGTTAGGGGTCTCGTCTCCTGCATCCTTGTAGCAGTTGATAGCAATTTCCAAGGATGGGAGACAGGAGACAAGATTCTCTTAATGATTATTAAGGTCATAGTGAATGCCAGACAGACCGAGCTTGCGAGGGCTGGTTTGTCTTTTGCTTTGAAACCGTGTGTCAGCTTTAGTTGTTGATTTACAATGATATTTTGATCGGTGTGTCAGGTTTAAGGGGCCGTGTGTCAGGTTTGAAGGGCCGTGTGTCAGGTTTGCGGATCGGTGTGTCAGGTTAGTGTTCACTAACATTTGGGTGTTAAGTTGTTAAATAACAATAGCTTATGTTGATTGTTGAATGTTATTAGTTATTCCGTGTGTCAGCTTTAGACAAAAAGGTTCTAGTAGCAAATTTGAGCAATGTTTTAATTCTGTTTCAGTTTTATAATTGAAGTGCTTTAAACCTGACACACCTGACACACCTGACACACCAAATTAAGAACTTGTTATTAATCAATAGCTTGCGTGGTTTTGCTTTCTGACACACATATGGTCAAACCTGACACACCACGGCTTAAACCTGACACACGCGGCCCAAACCTGACACACATGGCCCGCAGCCAGGGACGATCAACACTCAACGAGGGACAATTAACACTGGTAATAGGCAAAGGACTATGACATTCGCTATTAGCAATCGCACTACGTTAAAGTTAACTGTATTATCATACTGACATTTGACAAGGGACAAAGGACGAGGGACATTTGGCAATCAACGAGGGTTGAAGGACAATCAACGAGGGTCGATTGTCACCCGCAAGCAAGCAAGCAAGCTTGTCACCCGCAAGCAAGCCCCGCCGCAAGCCCCGCCTGGGACGGCACGAACAAAGGCCAATCAACGAAGGTTGATTGGCCTGAGTGGATGTTACTTAACCTTGACCCAGAACTTCAGCGTGATGGCGTGGTTCATCTCTTTGAGGCGGTCAGCGACCTGAATCTGCTGGTTTCGGTTCATCTGCTTGGTGTGGCGGTAGACGTTGCCGCTTTTTGTCTGGACGTAGAGGTTGGTCTTGTCCTTAAGCCCTCGTGCTATGCGTACTACGGATGCAGTGTTCGCCATGTCATGTCCTCCTTATGGTTAATGACACAGCAACATGCCAATAGGCCACTCCGTAGAGTGACCTATGACTGTTAGCGGTGTGAGTACATCCTGGTTCCGTCTTCGTTGAAGCAGATAGTCGCGTAGAGGTCATCGCCTTCATCGCAGTCCCAGTTTGTCCTGGCCTTGACCATATCGCTTTCTGACGTATACCACGGTAGCTGATCTGGCGTCATGCAAAGGAACTGTGAGGGTTCATCGCCATGAGGGTATTCGATACACGCCATGTCCCTAAGCTCTGGTATCTCTGACCCTAACTCTGCTGGGTCTTGGAAGATTGCTACCCCTATTGTCATAGCTTGTATGGCCATGAATGAAGCGAACATTATTATTCCTATATTCAACATATCTATCTCCTTGTTAAGTTCACTAAACATGCCAATAGGCCACTCCGTGGAGTGACCTATCGATGTGGTTACTGTTGTTCTTGACGCTTAACCTCGGCCATGACCTCCGACCCAAACTTAGCGAATCGTTTGGCTAACCCTCGTCCTCCCTTGAGGGTCTTGACGGCGATGATCTTTGTGCCTTGTACCGAAGCTCTGAGTGACTTAGCTGTTAGTTCGACGGACTTGTCTGAACTGATGTTTGCAGCTTGTATAGTGGCAGCTGCTACTGATAGTAGTGCTGGGTTGATGACGCCGTTAGCTTGCGTGATTGCAGCTTTTATCTTAGACATAATGTTCTCCTTTATTAATGTCACAAAACATGCCAGACGGTCTTTGCTCGCAAAGACTGACTTTTTTGCTTTGATGAGAACTGTGGGATGAGTGCTGAGGGATGAGTGTTGTGTTGGTAAGGGACCCCTATTTGAAAACAAGGTTCCAACGCTTTTTTGGAACCGAGTGGGAACAGAGGTTGGATCGGGGGGAACAGGTGTCGCTGCATTGGGTGGGAGGTAATGGGTGAGCGATTCAGACCTATTTTTGCATATTTTTTTCCTGTAGAATTTAGCAATACTAAATTACGGCAGTATAAAGTGCAGAGTAAGAATGCTGTCGAAAGATATTTGAAGCGGAAGTTGTCACAACTGAGGTACGAAAGGAGGAAACAGTTCGGACAAGATTTTCCTTTCTCTATAACCATAGAAGACTTAATGAGGCTGTGGGACTTGCAAGAGGGATGCTGCGCGTTGACTGGGTTATCGATGACCTACCACAGGGATGGCGAGGCAGGCAAAGCTCTAAACGTCAGCATTGATAGAAAGGACCCAACCGGACCCTACGCCATAGAAAATGTCCAGTTAACTTGTTTCCGAATCAATTCAATGAAATCAAACACCAAGGAACAAGAGTTCTTTTGGTGGATAAGAACTGCAGTGCTACATAGTTGTTCCTGATCTATAGTATTGCTAAACTTACACTTTTATGGCAGAGATCTTTGAATGTCCGAACAAGAGCTGATGTCCCACATCGAGTTCCAATCGATAAAGCCCTACATGGGTTTAGCTGTTCAGGAACTGACAATACAAGAAGAGAAGCTTGTCCAGCTAATAGTCAGTGGCATGTCTGCCGCAGCGGCTGGTAGAGCTGCGGGGTATAAGAGTGGTGATGCAGCACTAAAGGCATCGAAGCGACCAAAGTGCCAACAGGCTATTCAATATCTTAGAAACGAATTCAGAGAGGAAGTTAACTTCACCAAAACAAACGCGCACACCATGTATATGGATACATGGACTTCTTGTGCCAACGCGACAGAGATGAAGAACACCGTTGATTCTCTTGTGAAGCTACATGGCCTGTCTACACCAGACCCGTCCACACAAGTAACTATTAATGTAACGAACAGCAAACAACTAGAACGGATGACGGATGCAGAGCTGCTAAAACTTACCGGCCAAGATATGGATTACTTAGAGCCTAAATGAGCGAGCAATCAACACAAGTCGAATGTCTACGCTGCAAGAACTTGTTTCCAGCGCACATGATTAATTCAACTGAAGTGCTCTGTGTGTATTGCCTAAGTGATGAAGAAGAAGCGCTACCTTCAGCCAAGCAAACGCCAAGAGAGAAAGTAAAAAAATTTTCTGCTCAAGAAGAAGCAAAGATAGAACTCGCCGCGAGGGAGTTAACAAGAAAGAGGTTACTGCCCTTTGTTGAAAGATTTAATAACGACTATGAAGCAGGATGGGTTCATAAGGACATCTGCCAACGCTTGGAAAAATTTTCTGAATTGGTTGAGCAGAAACAGTCCCCTAGACTCATGCTTTTCTTACCTCCGCGACATGGGAAATCGACTCTTGCAAGCATTGCGTTCCCCGCGTGGCACCTTGGCCGCAACCCATCCCATGAATTCATTTCTTGTTCATACTCTGGTTCCCTTGCTATGGGCTTCTCTCGCAAAGTCCGTGGCCTACTGCGTGAAACAAGTTATAAAACGACTTTCAAAACTCGACTCGATCCTGAGTCTCAAAGTGCTGAAGCATGGCTCACTACTGGTGGTGGCGGTTACGTCGCTGCTGGTGTTGGCGGTGGTATCACTGGTAAAGGCGCTCATATCCTTGTTATCGACGATCCTGTAAAGAACCGTGAAGATGCTGAAAGCCAAAATAATAGAGAAGCTAACTGGGATTGGTATACGTCAACGGCGTATACGCGTCTGGCTCCTGGTGGAGGTGTTCTTGTTATTCTCACTCGCTGGCATGATGACGACCTTGCTGGTCGCCTCCTCAAAGCAGGATCGGAAGGCGGTGATGAGTGGGAGGTTGTTCGATATCCAGCTATTGCCGAAGAAGACGAAGCCTACAGATCTACAGGCGAAGCTCTTCACCCCCAGCGATATGAAGTCGATGCTCTCGACCGAATCAGAAGAGCTGTTGGCCCTAGAGATTGGTCAGCGCTCTATCAACAAAACCCAGTTGCGGATGACGGAGATTATTTCACACGGGACATGCTGAATTACTACACGCCAGATGACATCGATGATAGTCGAATGAAATTTTACTGCGCGTGGGACTTAGCTATCGGCCAGAAAGACCGGAATGACTACTCTGTTGGAATGGTCATCGGCATCGACGAACACGACCAGATGTTTGTTATGGATGTAGTGCGCGGTCGGTTCGACGGCTTTGAATTAGTAGAACAGATACTCGACTTATACGAAACATGGCGACCCTCAATAATCGGCATAGAACGTGGACACATTGAAATGGC